GAGAAAGACAAGGACTATCCGCTGACCGCCGCAATGAAGCAGCAGGTACGCGAACTGACGCTTGTCGTCGAACCTACGGGTGATGCCGCCGGACGCATCACGGAGATTGTTGCCCATCTGACGGGTGCAGCCGGAACACTCAATTTCGCTACTGATACCTACGGAGCCGCTTCAAACGTCGTGCTGCCCTTCACCAAGATAACCGAAGGTGACGATGCCGGCAAGTGGAAAGCCACGGTGCGGTTGCTGGGTGTGACCGGCACGGAACAACTGCTGACGGGTGAAATCCGCTATGCGGACGGCAACCCGACCCCCACGACGCTGAAAAGCGACATCACGGAAGCCCTCAAGGGGTTCAACACCGGAAAGGGCGAATCGCTGACCCTCGGCGGAACGCTGGTTGAGACTCCCGAAGGCATGGAAGTGGACGGAGCCGAAATCAACGGCTGGGAAGAAGTGAAAGGTGATGATGTAAATGCCGATTTGTAAATAATTAGCAAACCGAACGCAGAAGCAAAGCTTGCTTTGATTTTGCTAAGGTGCAGCAATTATTGAAATGGAATTTAACTAATATAATAACAGAATATAATGAAGACAAGATTTTTTGCACTTGCGATGCTCGCCCTCGCACTGGCAGCCTGCAACAACGACAACGAGAACCTGAACGGTGACCCCGTGGCCGCCCAGTTTACCGCCGACATCGCCCCCGCCACCCGCGCCAGCGGAACCACCTGGACTGCCGGCGACCGTATCGGCATCACCGACATCGGCAACGATTCCCAGTACGGCAACGTGCCTTTCATCCTGAAAAACGGGAAATTTGAGGCAGAAGGAAAGGTCATCTATATCGAAGATACAAAGACCCATACTTTCCGCGCCTACTATCCGTACAACGCGGCGGGAGGCATCCTCGCAGCCACGACCGATGCCACGGCGCAGCAGAACCAGCCTGCCATCGACTTCCTCTTTGCTTCAGGAGCCACGGGAGACAAAAACAACCCGGTAGTAAGCTTCACCGACAAAACCGCCAAAGGCGGTGAAGACAACTCCTTCCACCACCGCATGAGCCAGATAACCCTTACCTTCGAGGCGGGCGACGGCGTGAATTTCAGCGTGGTCAAGCCTGAACGTTACACGCTGGACGGATTGTTACTCACCGGTACGTTCAACACGGCCGACGGTATTGCCACCGCAGACAACGGGGCACAGACCGGAGAACTGGCCATGAATTTGGCAGACGGCGTTCTCACGTCATCGATCATCCTCTTCCCGCAGACAGTTGCATCCCTGCCGTTGGTTGTGAATTACAAAGGTCAGGAATATCATGCCACACTCACCATGCCCGAAGGCGCACTGCAGGCGGGCAACAACTATACCTATACCGTCAAGGTACGCAACAAAGTCCTTGAAGTCAGCGAAGCCACCATTGCAAAGTGGAACGATATAGACGGTGGAGATGTGGGTGCTGACCTGTAGGATTTTAATAATTAATCGATTAGAATGAAGAATTATGAGACATAGATTATTTATCCCCGCAGCCACCGCACTGCTGTTCGCCCTTGCCGCCTGCACGCAGGACGAACTTGCTGGCGATAACCGTCTGCCCGAAGGTGAATACCCTGTATTCATCCGTGCCACCGGACTGTCCGTAGAAGCAACGCCGCTGGCAGCCTCTTCCACCCGTGCCGCTGTGGACGGCGACTGGCAGGGCGTCACTTCCGTGGCACTCAAGATGGGCGATGCGGTAAAGGAATACACCGTTACGGCTTCTACCGATTTCAAGAGTGCCACGCTCTCACGCGAGAACGACCCGTACTACTGGACCAGCCGCGACCCGATTACCGTATCGGCATGGTGGCCCTTCAACAATGCCGACATCACACAGATGCCTGCCGTGAAGGTGGCCGAAGACCAAAGCAAATTGGCTGACTTCCAGAACAGCGACTTCATCTCTGCTGAGAACCGGAAGGTGGAATTTAACAACCCGACTCTTGAATTTACCCACCGCACGGCACGCGTGACAATCGAACTGAAGCCCGGCACGGGATTCACGAGCGTCGCTGGTGCCACGGTGAGCCTCGTGAGCCTGTCCGCCGATAACGGCAACCCGACCGCCATCAAGACCTACAACGCAAGCGGCAACACCTACGAGGCACTGACCGCCCCGCAGACCGTTGCGGCAGGCAAACCGTTCGTCAAGGTGGAACTCGGCGGCGGCACCTTCTACTTCCGTCCGCAGAACAACGTCGTATTAGAAGCGGGCAGCCGCTATAAATATACCGTTAAGGTGAACGCCACCGGCTTGACGTTAGAGGGTTGCACCATCGGCAGCTGGGTTGACGGCGGCGGCGAGAGCGGCGAGGCTGAGGATTTGGGCTACATCTACGACAGCAACACCAAGACCTACACGGTCTATAACGCCAACGGCCTACTGGCATGGAACAAAGCCATACAAAAAGATGAATCGATAAATTGCACCCTCACCGCCGACATCGACCTGACGGGTAGGGAATGGACACGTTTAGACACATGGCCAGGCTACTCCGGCGTCTTTAATGGGCAGGGACACAGCATTACGGGATTAAACTTTTCAGCAGCGAGGTTTGGACTTTTTCTTTTTTTAAATCAAAGTGGAGTGATAAAGAACCTACAACTCATAGATGTGAATCTGGATGGCAGTAGTGGAGGAGCTGCTGGAATGGTGGACCGAAATCATGGCCAAATCATTGCCTGCTCTGTGACGGGAAAACTTACTGTACATAGTGGTGGTATAGCCAATGCAAATTATGGCGATATCATCGCTTGCTGGTTCAACGGCACATTGAAAGATGAGGCTGGCTGTGGAACTATAGTGCGTTTCAACTACAAGAATATAACTTCCTGTTATTGGGGAGGCAATGCCGAGCAAGGAGTACTCCGTAATGAAGGAGGAACGGTAGTTGCCACGAAGGTAGACGGCGCGACCGTGAAATGGCAGACAGCCGTCGACGGCATGAACACCGCCCTCACCGGCAACGACTACCAGTGGACACTCGGCACCGGCGGTCTGCCCGTACTGAAAAGAAACAATAAAAACCCCTAAACAACACGCATCATGAAACGAACAAACATCCATATATTCGCAGCCCTCGCCCTGCTGTTCGCCCTCGCCGCCTGCACACAGGACGAAGCGGGCTTCCTGCCGGAAGGGGCGGAAGGCACACCCATCGTCTTCACCGCCACGGGGCTGAACCCCGCCGCGACAGCCACCGCCGGCACCCGTGCCCCAGCGGATGGCAATTGGACGGGTGTGCAGAGCGTGGCAGTCATGATGGACGGCATGGTGAAGACGTACAACGTGACGCCCTCCACCGCCGACCCCACCAGCGCCACACTGACCTCCACCGACCCGTACTACTGGACCAACCACAACGACATCACCGTCACGGCGTGGTGGCCCTACACCGCTGGCGAGACAACTCCGCCTGCGGTAAAGGTAAAAGCCAACCAAAGTGCCCAGAAAGACTTTGAGGGCAGCGACCTCATCGTAGCCGACGGACAGACGGTGACCTACGGTAGCCCCACGCTCCGCTTCACCCACCGCACGGCACGGGTGACCATCGTTCTGACGGACTACACCGAGGGGCTGGCATCCGTGCAGCTGACGGGCCTCTCCACCGAAGGCGACAACCCGGATATAATCGTCCCGTATGACAAGGGCAGCAACACCTACACCGCCATCGTCGCCCCGCAAAGTGTGGCAGCTGGCACAGCCTTCATTACCAGCACCTTCACTAACGGCAAGACCTTCGTTTATAAGATGAAGAATGCTACCGACTGGCAGGCGGGCGGTGAATATACCTACACCGTCTCCCTCGCTGCGGCAAAAGACCTGGGCTATACCATAGAGAGCAACGGCAGCTACACGGTGACCTCCGCTGATGGCCTGATGAATATAGCCGAATTAGTGAACGGAGGTAAGAGCGACATTAACATTACCCTCGACACTGACATTGACCTCACAGGCAAAGACTGGACACCGATAGGCACAGACTACGACAACTCATACAAAGGCACCTTCGACGGTGGCGGCCATACCATTACGGGGCTGACCTTTACGACAAATGACGAATTTGCGGGTCTGTTCGGCTGGCTCAATAGAGCTGGTACGGTGAAGAACGTGGTGATGGAGGGCGTACAGATAACAAGCAATCAAATATATGGCGGCAGTATTGGCGGCGTGGCAGGATATAGCTGGGGCACCATTGAAAACTGCTCGGTGTCGGGCAGCGTCAGCGGCACGGTGTATGTCGGCGGTGTGGTGGGTGTTCAAATAGGCGGTTCCATCACCGGATGCAGCTCCTCGGCCACAGTGAAGGGAACGGTCGATGTCGGCGGCGTGGCAGGTCAGACGAATTCGAGTGCCACCCTGACCGCTTGCTATGCCACGGGCAACGTGACCATAGAAATAGCCCCCAAAAAGAATATCGCTGGCGGCGGTCTGGTGGGAATGAACGCAGGAAGCAGCCTCCTTGCCTGCTATGCCACGGGCAACGTAACCAGTACGGGTAGTAGCACTGGCTATGTACATATCGGCGGTTTTTTGGGAAATAACTACGCCAACGTGATGACCGCCTGCTATTGGAAGAACAATCATGAACAAGGTATCGGCTACAATAAGAAAAGCACCGAAGCCACGAAGGTGGACGGCACTGGCGTTACCTGGAAGAAAGCCGTTGATGCCATGAACACCGCCTTGCAGAACGCAGGCTCAAAGTGGCGTTACGAACTTAACGGAGCATTGCCTACCTTGAGGAAGCAGTAAGCCGTTGCGGGCGGAAATGTTCCGTCCGCAACGAACATTAAACGAAGTATAACCCCAATAAAAAAAGGAGGACGTGATGGAACACACGGAGAATCCACCATATAGGTTTTGGCATCAAGGCATTGTTAATAATAATATAGACTCCAGTGTAAATATGGAAGCTGTAAGCCGGACATTGCCAAGATTGGTGCTCATTAAAGGCAACAAATCAAGTAATTAAATTAAAAACATGGGACTTTTTCACAGAGACAAGAAAAATAATGACGATGAGCCGGACAGTGTTCAAACCAATTCATTCTCTGATATTATGAATGGTTTGCAATACGCCGTAAACTGTGCACAAGATACATTGCAGAATCATCAGATACAAAATCTGACCAGACTTTTTGAAGGAACAAATGCAAATAACGCAAATACGTTCCAATCGAAAAAAATCATGGTTGGAGACAAGACTATTGATATTCCACTTATAGCCTTGATATCCCATCATTATCTTGCGATGGATAATGTGCAGATAAAGTTCAAGGCGAAGGTCGGAAGCGTGGAATCACAGATTCCGGAAAACAACTTATTGTTATCCAGCCCACAAAGAGCCAATCTCCAGATGCAGATGAGCAACATAAAACCGGATGCGGATGATGTCATGGAGGTTTGCGTCAATTTTAAGGTTCAGGAGACTCCGGAGAGCATTTCCCGAATTATTGACGATTTTGTAAAAAATATCTAACAATTTTAAAATTCAAATGTTATGGCAGAAGAAATAAAGAACCAAGGGCAACAAGAAAATGCGGAAAACTTGAATGAAAATGTAAGCGGACAGGCGAAAGAAATTATCTCCGCTGCATTGGAAGAGACTCAAAACAGAGAAACTTCTCCAGTTCTTAAAGCAGATTCAAACGTGACTGACAAATTCAAGGGGCTTCCCATGCGGGAACTTATTGCAGCTCCACTTATTGCAGCAGCCGAAGCACAACAGGAATTGGCAGCGACAGCATGGAATTTCTACCAGCAAATTGCATTTGATGGTAAAAGCGGCAATAAAGCGCGTATATTGGAATTCGATGTCGAAAGACCGATACAGCAGGATGGAAAAATGACAACAATGTCACAAAGTGTCAAGGCTCCGTTTATAGGATTGGTGCCTATTCCTTCCCTGCTCATAGATCGCGTGGATGTCGATTTCCAGATGGAGGTTACCGATACATCAAACGTAAAAAGCACTACCAACGCAGAAGTAGAGGCAAAAGCTTCTGCAAAACATTGGTTTATAAATGCGGAAATCAGCGGCAAAGTCACGACCGCCCGCGAGAACACCCGCATGACCAACCAAACGGCAAAATACCAGATACATGTGACAGCCAGTCAGCAGCCGCAGACCGAAGGTCTGTCTAAACTGATGGATATAATGGCATCATGTATCGAGCCTATAACAAACGAAAGTAACAGTAAGTAAATATATGAATTTGATTCAAGCATTAAGATTGCCAAACAGTCAAGCAGTAATGACAAATATTGCACGGTTTCATTATCAAAATATTTATAATGTAGGTTTGACCCCTCCGATTGCCACGCAAAGTAATTTGACATTTCAAATAAAAGGATATACCCGTAACTATCGTTTTCTTAGATTAGACTATGCCTGTGTCATATATATTGCGGATGGAATAGCAGTCGTTGCTTCAAATGGCATAGATACTTTAAGTTCAGGTTTTTCGGGGTGTTATATGGCCAGTTTTAGGCACAATGGCATTAGGTATGTTGCTCATATTCCAACGCCTAACAATAGTATTAAAACATCATGGAATCTGGCGGTTAAAAATCGAATAATAGATAATGTTGTTCTTTTTAAACCTACTGAAGGATTGGCGAGAATCCCAGGAACCATTGGTATTTGGGGAATTATAACATTTAACGATAGATGTTATCGGCTTGATGTAAATGAAAACGCTCCTCCAAGTCAAGCCATACGTGGCCAAAGAATTTTTAACTCAATCCCGAGAAATCCCATACTAACAGAAATTCCACCTATCGCCGGTGGTCAGATGCCTTAATAATTATAACAATTGTAAATAAGGGAAGAATGGTTGTTTCATTGAGGAGTAGAATTCTATTCGGATATATAATTCTGGTGGCGGTCATAGGCAGCATGGCCGCCATTCTCATCCATGAACCTGCGAAGTTCCACGACCTATATGCGTATGTTGAATAACGGTATTTACACAAACAGCAAATGAGCGAACAATTCGTTACCACTACCAAGCATTTCCGCAAGCTGCTTGCCGCAGGCTATCTGTTGATAGTCCTGCTGGTGGGCGGCATCATCTGCACGTGGCTCGGCGAATGGCGCGACTTGGAGTTGCTGGAACGGGAGAACCGTGAAATCAACCGCTTCCGCAAGGAAACACACGATGCGTATGTGGGTGTGGTGGAGTTGTCACTTTTGGGCGAGTCGGTGCTGGAATGGGACGATAAGGATGTGGCGGCATACCGGCGGCAACGGATGGCGGTGGATAGTATGCTTTGCCGCTTCAAGAGCCATTACGAATCGGTGCGCATAGACAGCGTGCGCCACTTGCTGGAGGACAAGGAAAAGCGGCTGTGCGCCATCATGGAGGCTCTGGAACAACAGGCGGACATCAACCGCCGGATAGCCAAGCAGGTGCCGGTGATAGTGCAAACGAGCAGGCAGGAAGAGCCGAAGAAACAGAGGAGGAAAGGTTTTCTCGGGTTGTTCGGCAAGAAACAGGAAGCACCTCCGACGACGACCACCACGATGCTTTACACACTGAACCGTGATATGATAGCGCAACAACGTGCCCAGAGCCATCGTCTGTCGGAATATGCCGACAGCCTTGCCAGCCGCAATGCGGAACTGAACCGCCAACTGCAAACCCTTATCCAGCAGATGGACCACAAGGTGCAGGCTGACTTGCTGGAACGGGAGGCGGAAATATCCGCCATGCGCGAAAGATCGTTCTTGCAGGTAGGTATCATAACGGGTGTCATGCTGCTGTTGCTTATTATTTCATACATCATCATTCACCGCTATGCCACCCGCATCAAGCAGTACAAACATAAGACAACAGATTTAATCGGGCAACTGCAAAAGTCCGTAAAACAAAACGAATCGTTGATAGCCTCACGCAAGAAAGCGATGCACACCATCACCCACGAGCTACGCACACCACTGACTGCCATACATGGATATGCGGAACTGATGCAGGACAACGAAGAAGAAAAGATAAGCGGTTATGCGGACAATATCCTGCAAGCCTCCAAGAGAATGACCGACATGCTCAACTCCCTGCTTGACTTCTTCCGCTTGGACAGCGGCAAGGAACAGGCGAATGTCCGTCCGTTTCGTTTGGAAAACATCGCGGAGCTGTTGCAAACGGAGTTTACGCAACAAGCAGAAGCAAAAGATCTTAAACTTACCATCGAGTGCCCGGAGGGTATTATCCTGAATGGCGACAAGGAGCGCATCATACAGATATGCGACAACCTGCTGGGCAATGCCGTCAAGTTCACGAATGCCGGAAGCGTTTCACTTGTCATAAGCTATGACGGCAATAGGCTGACCCTTGTAGTAGAGGACACCGGAACCGGCATGAGTGCGGAAGAACAACAGCGAGTGTTCGGAGCGTTCGAGCGGCTTTCCAACGCCGCCACGCAAGACGGTTTCGGATTGGGGTTAAGCATTGTGAAACAGATAGTCGGGATGCTTGGCGGCACTATACGCTTGGAAAGCGAAAAAGGAGAAGGCAGTCGTTTTACTGTGGAGTTGCCAATGAACACTGCCGATATTGGTATTGAAGAACAGACAGCCGCAGAAAGTCTGGCTCATATAGAAAGACCTTATTCTGTCATCGTATTGGACGACAATCCGATGGTATTATCCATGACAAAGGAAATGTATGCTGGTATAGGTGTGCATTGCGACACGTTCACCACTATTGGCGATGCAATGGAAGCCATGCGGCAGCACACATACGACCTCATGATAACCGATATGAAGATGCCGGAGATTAACGGCTATGAGGTGTTGGAGTTGTTACGCTCGTCAAGTGTCAGCAACTCGAAAGAGATTCCCATTGTCGTGGCGACCGCCTCCGGCAGTTGCAGCGAAGAGGAGCTGTTGGAAAATGGATTTACCGCCTGCCTGTTCAAGCCATTTTCCATTTCCGAACTGGTTGCTGTATCAGACAAATGCCTTTTGACAAGTACGGACAAGGATGAACTTCCCGACTTGTCCTCTCTGCTTGCATATGGTGACAAACGGGCGATGCTCGACCGTTTGATAACCGAAACAGAAAAGGATATGCAGGCTGTCCGGGAAATCATGGAGAGGAATGACCGCAAGGCGTTGGACGAATGGATACACCGTCAGCGAAGTTCATGGGCTGTTATCCGTGCTGACAAACCCTTGTGGAACCTGTATGAACTGCTGCATCAAGAATCTGAATGTTCCGAAATGGAATTGCGGAAATGCGTGGATGCCATGCTTCGTATGGGAACAGTTATCATAGAACTTGCGCAAAAGGAAAGGAGGTTGTCGGATGAAAGTATTTGTGATTGAGGACAACCCCGTCTATAACGATTATGTCTGCAACCTGCTGAAGAAAGACAGCTTCGATACTATGTCGGCATATAATCTTGCCACTGCCAAGAAACTATTGGCAAAGTCAGAGGTGGATGATATTGTCGTTGCCGACCTACGCCTCCCCGACGGTGAAAGCATAGAATTGTTACGGTGGATGCGTGCCAACGACAAACAGCAGGTGTTTATCGTTATGACCAATTACGGGGAGGTGCATACGGCAGTGGAAAGTATGAAGCTCGGCTCAAAGGATTACATACAGAAACAGTTGTTGGAGGATAAACTGATACCGCTTATCCGCACCCTGCAAAAAGAACATGAAAAGCGACTACAATGGAACATTCCGATATTCGTCCGGCAGGGCGAAGCCTATCAGAAAATCAAGAAACGTGTGCGCCTTGTAGCCACCACCCGGATGAGCGTGCTGATACTGGGCGAGAACGGTACGGGCAAGGAACATATCGCACAACATATACACCAACAAAGCAAACTTGCCGATAAACCTTTTGTGGCAGTAGACTGCGGAGCCTTGTCCCCGTCATTGATACAATCCGCCTTCTTCGGACACGTCAAGGGCGCGTTTACGGGTGCCGAAGCAAACAAGACGGGGTATTTTCTGGAAGCGGATGGCGGCACGCTGTTCCTTGACGAAGTGGGCAACCTAACAATGGAGATGCAACAGATGCTGCTCCGCGCCATACAGGAACGCCGTTACCGTCCCGTCGGTGCAAAGGAGGACAAAACAGCCAACGTGAGGATAGTGGCTGCAACCAACGAGGATTTGCAGAAAGCCGTAACGGAAAAGCGGTTCCGGCAGGATTTGCTCTATCGCTTGCAGGAGTATGTGATAACCATGCCGCCCTTGCGCGACTGCCCGGAAGACATCATGCCATTGGCCGAGTTCTTCCGTGAAATGGCAAACCGTGAGTTGGAACGTGAAGTAAAAGGTTTTGCCGCATCTGCCCGTAATGCCCTGCTCGCCCATGCGTGGCCGGGCAACGTGCGCGAGTTGAAACAGAAGATACAGACGGCAGTCCTGCAATCAGAAGGCGATATGATAACCGAAGCCGATTTGGAACTTGACAATGAACCGTCCGCTACTTCCGCTTGTTTTACATTGAAGAGCGGGGATGAAGAAAGAGGACGTATCCTGCGTGCTTTGAAACAAGCAGCCGGTAACAAGAAAATGGCTGCAAAGATACTGGGTATCGGCAGGACAACGCTGTATAATAAATTGGTAGAGTATGGATTGAATGAAGAAAACTGACCGGAGTATGGCTGTAAATGGCAATAATTAATTAACTTTGCAATTGTATTTCAGAAAATAGCAGGCGATTGGGTAACTTTTCGCCGATGATATAGACATAAGACCGCAAGGCGTTTCGAGCGAAAATCTGGTAAATTGAAACTACGGAGACGATTGCGTGATGCTTATGCTATGCTTACGCATAGCGTGCATTCACGTACTCTCCGTAAAGGCTTTACCAGAGCCATCGCTTGAAAGTAGTGTGAATTGCACGCTACTTTTTTGCCTCGCCAAAAAGGAAAGAAAATACGTTATGGCGAAAATACAATTACTTGCCGTTATCTCAATAGATGGCTGTCCGATGAAACTGCATCCCCGGAAGCGGTTGCTTCAAACCGAAGATTACGGTATGGATGAAATACGTGCCAATGCCCTGTATAAGCTGACATCCGACTATTCGGTATCCGTACTTCAAGAATGGAGGGAGGAAGGTGGAAGCATTTGCCATTTGTTGGAAGTAACTGCCGGGAATACCGAATATGCCAACGGACTGTTACGGATGAACGTGATAGATGAAATCATACTATACGTTGTTCCAACCATCGACGGAAACGGAGCGCATTTTTTCAAGTCAGCACTACCTATGAATGACTGGCGGCTTATGGAGAACAAAACTTATAGGGACGGAGTAATCCGGCTTACCTATCATAAAGAGCCACGGGCATAAAATGTTCAGATTATGAACATCTTGGCGGGATTTCCGTGCTCAGAAAGTGAACACATGTTCAGAATCTGAACACATTTCACAAGGGATGCAATCAAGGATAAAATTATTTTTGAATTTTATCCTTCTGAAAAACAATGTAGTACAATTTTCTCACAATTCTTTTCTCGTGTTTAGGGCTATGATTTGCACCATATATCAGTGTGCGCACACTGATAAACAAGTGTAAACCCTCAAAACAGAAAAGATAATGAACCATCTCATACTGGCGGAAACACAGTTTTTCGCCATGATAAACGGAAAAGACAACGGTAGCACGGAAACGGCATACGGCGGATTCGTGCAGGAAGTAATAAACCTGTGCTACGGCGGCAATGATGCCAAGCATATTATTGTGGCGTTGGCTTTTGCCGAAATCGAATTACAGCACCATCCGCAGAACTTGTCGGCATCGGAGGAGAATGTCGTCACTGTGTATATCCGCAAGGCGTTATCCTTCATCCGAAAGATGCAGAAGATGGTATCCGCTTCTGCAATTACCTCCGTGCCACCACTAACATCCACATCCGAAACCAAAGCCACAGTCCCAGCCTTGCAATGGACCGGTAATGCCGTCGAGTTGGTAGAACTAATCTATGCCCTCTACGCCACCGGCTGCATCAATGGCGGCAAGGCTTCGCTGAAAGAGCTTGCTCCTGTCCTCTATTCCTTTTTCGGTGTGGAGTCCAAAGACTGCTACCGCTTCTATACGGACATCAAACGCAGGAAAAGCGACAGTCGCACCTACTTCCTTGAAAAGATGCAGGACAAACTGAACGCGAAGATGCGACATGACGATGAATTGGAGCGGATGAGGAGATAAACGAATGCCAAACAAAGGATAAGCGGCCGGATTATACGGTTTCTTATCCTTCTTCATTTACAATCACTCTATTATCTGCCGGAAAGCCGATTAAAATCATTAACTTTGCAAGTATTAATCAATGACGGATGAAAATAGATAACCTCGAAATATTGAATGGACTGATTGCCGGAGCCGAAGGCGGGACAGTTGAGTTCAAAGAAACTACCGGGCAGTTGGAGCGTGGAATGGAAACTCTTTGTGCCTTCTTGAACGGTACGGGCGGCACGGTGCTGTTCGGTGTAACCGACAAGGGAAAGATTATCGGTCAGGAAGTGAGCGACAAGACGAAGCGCGATATTGCGGAAACCATCAGACGAATCGAGCCGTTTGCGACCATTGATATATCCTATACAGACATTCCGGGAACGAACAAAAGTGTTATAGCTTTATCAGCGTAAGAACAACGATATATGCGCCCGTTCACCTATAAGGGGAGGGCTTATCAACGGATAGAGAGCGTTACATCTGCCATGCCGCAGGGTATATACAACCTGTTGGTTATGCAGCGAGGCGGAACCTATGCTTGGGATTCCATGCAAAATCCCGGCTTGAAAATATCCGACCTTGACGAAACGGCAATCTTGGGCGCAGTACGTGGAGGAATCAGAGGCGGACGTTTGCCGGAAGGTTCTATGCAGGAGGATGTCCGAACCATCCTTGAAAAATTTGACTTGTTGAATGATGGAAAGCTGAACAATGCTTCCGTTGTCCTATTCGGACGGAACTTCTACCATTATCCCCAATGTCTGCTCCGTTTAGCCCGGTTCAAAGGAACGACAAAAGATGAATTTTTAGATAATCAGCGTGTGACAGGCAATATATTCAACTTGCTGGATGCTGCAATGGCATTTTTCTTCAAGCATTTGTCCCTTTCCGGTAAAATTGAAGGTTTGTACAGAGAAGAGGAACTGAATGTGCCATATAAGGCATTGAGAGAATGTTGCATAAATGCTTTTGCACATCGTGTTTACCATCGCCCCGGCAGTTCAGTCGGGATTGCTATCTATGATGACCGCGTGGAGATTGAAAACAGCGGAACATTTCCGCCTGATATTACCATTGAGAAACTGTTGGGTGGCCACAATTCCGAACCACAAAATCTGATAGTAGCCAATGTGCTGTACAAAAGTGCAGTATTGGAGAGTTGGGGACGTGGCATAGCCCTTATGGTAAACGAATGTCGCCGTGTCGGTATTCCGGATCCGGAGTTTCATACCGACGGCAATGCTGTATGGATTGTGTTTCATTATACAAGAACTACAGTAGGACAAGACCCCACAGCACCCCCACAGCAACCCTATAGTAACCCCACAGTAACCCCACAGTTAGGAAAACTGTTGTCTGCTATTGGGAACAACACTCTATCTGCTAAAGAAATCATGGAGAAAACGGGAATGAAAGATAAAAGGAATTTCTTAAAGAACTATATCCATCCGGCAATAAATTCCGGTTTGGTCCTTTCACTTTATCCCATAGGCTCCAAGAGTCCGCAACAGAAATACTATCTTACTGATAAAGGTAAAGGTTTCCTGCAACAATAACGGGTATGGCTAAAAAGAAGAAACATAAGAATGATGTAAAAACTGATTTACCGATAATCATGGATTATGGTATCGGCAGTATATCCGTTTATGACCCGGCAGACATAATGCCATACAACGAGCCGCCAATTAGCGAACAAATCCGCTTCAAGAAACTCGGCAAAGAGATGAAATCCGAGTTCAAGTGGCTGGTATCTTCCGTAGTGATTGAGTATTGGCAAGAAAACCGACAGATACCTTTCGGTGAAGAAATGTCGAAACTCAGAACCAGACTGTTGAGAATGTTTGCCGAAGAATACAGCATACTGCTTAAAGACGATACAGAGCTGAAAAATTATTTGCTGACGCTTGCCATTACCACCATCAACAAGCATCTCAAATCTGAGAATAAAAAGAGGGTGTCAAAACTCTCTTTTTAACAAAATTACCCTTGCTACAGATATCTGTGACAGGGGTAATTTTCATATTTTGGGTGTTTTGACACATCCCCTTTTTCATATATAAAGGAATCTGTTATTTCTGCTGCAACAGGTGTTTCAAGTTTTCATCATTTGCGATACGTTCCAGTTCCTCTTGAACAATCTGCTTCACTTCCTCCTTGATGCGCCTGTAATTCGCCTGAACCGTTTCCTTCATGCGGTCGTTGCCGTCCCCGTCCGTAAAGTCGGTAATGACGGGGATTTTCTTGTAGGCTTTCTCCTCGCGCTTCACCTTCTCGGCATCCACGACAATCTCGCAATGGAAAATCTTCTGCTCGATACGCTCGTTGAAGTTGTCGGATACCGAACCGACAAACATACCCTGCGTCAAGCCGGAAATCTTGCTCGGCGGGATGAGTGAATCCATCTGCGTGTTGATGGAGGTGGAAACATCCTGCCGGTTGATGGAAATGGACTGCCGTTTCTGCAACACCTTACCGAAGCGTTCGGAAAGCGTCTTGGCGGTTTCACCCACCACCTGACCGGAAAAGATATTGCCGACGGTGTTCATCACGACCTTCGCTTCTTTATCACCGTAGTCGCGCACCAACTGGCTGAAATCCTGAAAGCCCAGACACACGGCAACCTTGTTGCTTCGCGCGGTGGCGATAAGGTTGTCCAACCCCTTGAAATAAATCGTGGGCAGCTCGTCGATGATGACCGACGACTTCAGCATCCCTTTCTTGTTGATGAGTTTCACGATACGGGAGTTATACAGACCGAGAGCGGCCCCGTAGATATTCTGACGGTCGGGATTGTTGCCCACACAGAGTATTTTCGGTTCTTCGGGGTTGTTGATGTCCAGCGTGAACTCGCTGTCCGACATCACCCAATAGAGCTGCGGGGAAATCATCCTTGACAAAGGGATTTTCGCGCTTGCTATCTGCCCCATCAACTGCTCCGCAGCCCCTCCGAGCCATGCGTCCATGAACGGAGAAAGATAGTTTTCCAATTCCGGGTAAGAGGTCAGTATCGGGAAAATATCCTCATAGCGGCGGTTCAGGAACTCAATCGCATGGGGGAACGTGCAGTATTTGCCGCCTTGATAGATTTTGAGATACCATATAATGCTGGCAAACAAAATAATAGGTGATTCCACAAAGAAGTCGCCCTGCTTCTGCACCCACGTTTTATTGAGGTTGAGCATTATCGTATAGGCACTCTCGTAGGCATCCGTAATATCCTCCATGAAATCCGGGTGGATGGGATTACAGCGGTGCGAGCGTCGCGGGTCGTCGAAGTTTATCACATAAAACTTCGGCTTCACCTTGTAACCCTCCGGGTGGTTCAGCAGATGGTTGTATGCTATCGTGGACAAGTCGCTGAATTTGAAGTCGTACACATACATCGAGAAGCCCTTTTCTATCTGCTGCTTGATGAAATTATTTACCACTGCATAGGATTTACCGCTGCCCGGAGTACCCAACACGATGGAAGCCCTAAAAGGATTCACGACATTGATCCAGCCATTGTTCCAACGCTTTTTGTAGTAAAACCGTGTCGGAAGATTGACCGAATACTCGCTTTCGATAAGCCGCGTTTCCTGCATGAAGCTCTCGTTCTCGTTGTTGAACACATCATCCATGAGGTTGTGCTTCAACAGGCGGCTCATCCACAGACCGCCCATCAGCAGACAGACATAACCAGCTCCGACGGTCAGAATATACAGCCCTGTTACCGCCTCTATCGGTAGAGGCAAAGCCAGTATCCACCAGTTGAAGAAGAACAGCACGAAGCCGGCGGCAAGAGCCGTCCAGATTCGTCCCCAAGTGATTTTCTCGCCCTTCACGCCCTTTGTCCCCAGACAGGACAAGGCAAGCAGTAGGACGGCAAACAGTTTCGTGTACAGGATGGAACGGAACAGCCCCGCCGTGCGGTTGAAGTTCATCAGGATTCTGTCCACCACACCGATGTCCATACCCCAAAGCCGGATGGCTTCGTAGCAGAACCAGTACACGTTCATGACCACTAAAATAATACTCACGGCACGCAGAAAATCCATGATTTTCGCCAATGCCCTCAAATCGTCTTCTTGTTGTGACATACATTTATTTTTTGATTGTTGATACTTTCGGTTACATTCCCAAGCCCTTGCGCTTCTTCTTTTTCTTCTTGCGTTGCATCGCCCGGATGAAGGCTTCCTCCTCAGCGTCCACTGCCGGACCTTCGGGGGTAAACAGGTTCATGCCACCCGAATGGTTCTCGTATTCCCCTCCGGAATATCCTTGCCTGTTCTCCGGTTCCTCCACCGGAACGGAAAGAGAAATCGGCGGCTGTCCGGCATAAGGCAGCGTGAAGTGTTCCTGCAAGGCGTTGGCGGAAAGTTCCTTGCCCATACGCGAGCCGTTCAACACGCAGCCTGTGCGGTGGTCGATGAACGTGGTTCCATAGATGCGTCCTTCCTCCGTGTAGCGCAGCACGGTGTCGATGCCCTTTCCTTTGAGGGTGGCTACAAACTTCTCCTTGTCATACGTGCCTTCCAGCACGGAAAGGATGGTGCGTTTCGTCATGTCGGCAAGTTTCCTGTCCTTAATATCCTGCTTGGAACGGGTAAACTTCTTCAGCACGGCTTCATAGCCCACAGACTTCCCGAACTGCGAGGATTTGAAAGGATTGCCGACCTTGTTGCCCTTATCGTCCGTGGCGGAATAGACCAGCCCGTGATACTCGCGTCCGCGTACATTGCCATGCACTTCCTCCACCGTCATATTATATAAGGAAAGAAGGGCGCAGTATTCGCCCATCGTCTGGAAGCGGTACTGCCCGCTGATAGCCTTGACGATATTTCCCACCTGCTTCTTCACGTCGCCCGCAGAGGTGTCCACCTTGTGCAGCGGCGTGTCAAGACGGCGGTTCTTGCGTTCTGCGTCGTGCAGCCCGTACTTCCGTTCCAGTTCTCGTGTTATCTGCTTGCTTCGGTAAAAATTGTTCCGGGTGTCTATGCCCCTGCCGTTCTCGTCCACCCTGACCGTCACGATATGCAGGTGGTGGCGGTCGATGTCCTCATGCTTGAAAACGAGATACGGTTGGTTGCCGAAGCCCATCTTCTCCAGATACTCCCATGCGATATCCTGAAGCTCCGTGTCCGTCAAAATATCGTCGGGATGCGGATTGAGCGAGATATGCACCACCGGTTTCTCCACCTTCGACCGCACGGGCATCAGGGCAAGGAAGTCCTCCATAGCCCGGTGGATGTCCATCGTTCCCGTACCGTCATTGTAGATGCAGTTGGTTGTCAGAAGCCGCCCTTTCGCCTCGTTGATCTTCTCCCCGTTGTAGGCAAGTGCGCCATACAACGAGTTTCCTGCATCGGAAATATCATTCGTTTCTGCAACAGACCTTTTGAGGATGTGGAAATGATGAATGAAACGATTATCTCCAATTGGAATAATACAGTTGGCTTGGATGATACTGTTTTTCACTTGGGTGATTTCTGTCTGGGCGGTTCAGCTGAATGGACTAAAATTCTTGATAGATTGAATGGCAAGATATATCTGATTCTCGGCAACCATGATTTAAAGAACTTGAGGCAGGGGTATGTCGATAGGTTTGAGCATGTGACCATGCAGATGCATATAGAAGTGGATAAACAGAAGATATATTTGAATCACTATCCGTTTCTGTGCTTTGATGGCGGCTATAAAGATGTATGGCAACTGTTCGGCCATGTGCATACGAGGAAGAATAACACTGGAATTGATGCAGCCCGGCTTCAGTATCTCTATCCTACACAATATGACGTAGGTGTTGATAACAACAACTTTATGCCGGTTTCATTTGCACAGATGAAGATAATTATTGAAAAACAAGTTGAACAATTAAAAATGAAAGAGCAATGAAGATACAATACATGAGCGATTTACATCTGGAGTTCAGGGAGAACAGCAGATATTTAAAGCATAATGAATTACCTGTTACCGGTGACGTGCTGGTTTTGGCTGGAGATATATTCTATCTTAGGGATAGAATAGCTCCTATGATGAAATTCTGGAAATGGGCTTCGGATAATTACAGGCAGGTTCTGATTGTTCCCGGCAATCACGAATACTATAATTATTCGGACGTGATGGAACGAGGGCTACAATGGAAGTGGATGTTCCGTGAGAATGTAGGGTTCTATCAGAATCAGGTAATCCGTATCGATGATACCGATTTTGTCCTGAGTACGCTATGGTCACGGATTAACCCGAATGACGAGTATTTCGTGTGGAAAGGTATGAATGACTTTCGCCAAATCAAATTTGACGGAAAATTGCTACAGGTAGAGGAATTCAATCGGATGCATGAGACCTGTATTGATTTTATCCGGAAAAGTGTCGAAGAGAGCACGGCTGGTCATATTGTGGTGGTTACTCATCATTTGCCTACTTTGGAGGTGATTGATCCACAGCACAAAAACTCCGTACTGAATAGTGCATTTGCTAGCGAATATGGTGATTGGATTGCCAACAGTCGGATAGATATTTGGATTTATGGACATTCACATACCAATATAGACACAGAGATTGGTAGTACAAAAGTAATCTGTAATCAGATGGGATATATTTTTGCGAATGAGCACATTGTGAATGGGTTTGATCCGAAAAAGCATGTTGAAATTTAATGAGCATTAAGCAATGGATGAAAGAATAATAGATAGAAAACTCTTTATTGATTTGGCAAATGAGGTTGGCTTGAACGCTTCGCATATAGAAGCAATGGGTGAAATGCGTCATTGTGAAATCACAGTTAGCGGCAATATGCTGGAACGTCTAGTTGAAATTCAGCATCAGTTCGAGCAACTTACCGTAATGGGGGATGATGAATACCGTGGCTTCTACATTGTGGTACCGCGACCCACTCCAGAGGAATGGGGTGATGTCGAGGAACTGATTGCTTCGGGAGAGTATCAAAGCAAAGAAGCCTTCCTTGCGGACTGGCTTGCGTTCAATCCAACGGAAACGCAGTGGTTTCATGTTACCTCTTATAAATACGAAGAGTTCCGGTCGATTCGCATTACAGACCGAAAACATGCGCATTTCGTCATAACAAATCGCTCCTCTTGTGCCGACGGAGAATCAGATGACGGATGGTATCAGGATTCCCTTGCCCGACTTTTCTGCTATTTGCAGAGGCTGGTTGATGTTATTGTTGCAAATCCTGATGGGTTCAACGACTATGTGGCGCACAATCTGCCGTGCCAGCAACGGATTGGGCGGATTGCACGAAAGGAACTCAATAGGATAGCTCCGAGCTTTAAGATTAATGTGGAAGATCGGGAAACAGCGATAAAGGCTTTGGAGGATTCTGCGAAGGAACATTCCGCACTTCATCTGAAGACTATGACCATTCGGCAATATTGCACATATTATCGTATCGCTAACGAGGCTTATGAGGCATACTACCGGAAGCGAAGTATTGGAAACCGTCTCTACGAAGAACAACCGAATATCCCGGAAGAACTGCGAGATGTAGTCTATTACAAACGAGTGAAATTCGTAGATGTAGATAAACTCTATGACATTGACAGCCCGGAGGATTTTATACGGTTTGCAACAGACCACTATGGCGAGTTGGGGTTTTCGCGCTTGAACATCATTGCATCGAAGGTGCCACAGCAGGGTTGGATGATAGTTGTTTCTAATAGCTACTCGGCAAATGTCGAGCTGGCCATTGAGGTTGCCACTGCTCTATATAAGGTCGGAGTGCCATTATTGATTCGTGATGCCGAGAAACTTTTGAGGATTCTGCGCGAAGAAGATTATGTGCGGTTAATTCCTAATACGTACCATAACTATATGGGTTATCAGGAAGAAGGTACTGTTTACGAACTGCCGTGGGAATACGAATGCTCAGACGATAGTGAATCGGATTTGACTTTGGAGCAATACAATGCGATTGTTTCTCTTGCGGAATGGCAGGATGAAGAATTGGTGAAGCCCATCGAGTGATGCTTAAATTGAAGAAGCTGGCTTTTATCTTGGAAATAATCATAGATAAAGGTAGAAGTCTGCTTCTTTGAAATCTCTATTTTGGTAGCAAAATCAGTATTTAATAGTCGTATCTTTTGAATTTGTGATTTTTGCGTCCGCAATACATCATTAAATAGATATAAAGTAGTATCTTTGCATATTATATGATGAGTTAATATGACAAAGAATACAATGGGAACCAAGTTGCCCCGAAAGTTGGAGCAGAAAATGTCAGTTGTGGGAGAGCAGATTAAACTGGCTCGCTTGCGCAGGAATTTGAGCGTAGCTCAGGTGGCAGAACGTGCCACCTGTTCTCCGTTGACTGTGTCCCGAATAGAGAAAGGTGCGCCGACTGTGGCAATCGGAATTTATTTGCGAGTGCTCTATGCTCTGCAACTGGACGATGATATTCTGTGGCTAGCCAAAGAAGATAAATTGGGAAAAGCCTTGCAGGATTTGAGTTTGAAGACAAGGGAACGTGCCTCAAAAAAGGAGTAAACGATGAAGATGTTATATGTTTATGCCGATTTTGACTGGCTCAACGAGACAGAACTCGTTGGCGAGTTAGGCTATGAATCTCTTCGTGGCTCGGACAGCTATTGCTTTACCTTCAGCGATGAATGGCTGAAGAAACACGGAGATTTATTTCTGAGTGATGACCTCAATAATTATCCGGGACAGCAATATACGCAACCGGAGAAAGATATATTCGGATGTTTCTCGGATGCTTTGCCGGATCGTTGGGGACGAACGCTGTTGTTGCGACGTGAGCAGATTGCTGCGATGGAAGAGGGGCGACCGGTACGGAGACTATCTTCTTTCGATTTTTTGACTGGTATCGATGACTTTTCCCGAATGGGTGCTTTCCGTTTCAAGGAGTTAAAAGACGGAGGATTTATAAATGTAAGTGAGTTGTTGAAAATCCCACCTCTGGCGGATATAAGGGAGTTGATTGCGGCCAGTGCGGAAATTGAGAAAAGTGAAGAGGGGAATGTCCTGCCTGACAGGAAATGGGTTGCCCAACTCGTGCAGCCCGGTTCTTCATTGGGAGGTGCAAGACCTAAAGCCAGTGTGATAGACACGGATAAAACGCTTTATATAGCCAAGTTCCCTTCTCGCAAGGATGATTATGATGCCGGACTTTGGGAGCATTTCAGTCACCTTCTTGCTGCAAAAGCCGGTATAAATGCCGCAAAGACCAAAGTGCTGGCAACAGGAAAGAAATATCACACGTTGCTTTCTCAACGCTTCGACAGAACCCAAGAGGGGAAACGGATTCACTTTGCTTCTGCAATGACTTTATTGGGACTCAATGACGGTGACAATGCAACTACAGGGCATGGTTATCTGGATATAGTCGATTTCATAATCCAGAACTGCACGAATGTGGAAGAGAATCTGCAGGAACTCTATCGCCGTGTGGCTTTCAATATCTGCATTGGTAATAGCGATGATCATTTCCGTAATCATGGTTTTCTTTTGACTGCAAAAGGTTGGACGCTTTCTCCTGCATATGACATGAACCCTACTTTGAATGAGTATCAGAGTCTGCTTGTCTCATCAACCTCCAATAAGGCAGAACTGGGTATTTTGCTGGATGCTTGCGAAGACTATATGCTAAACCGTACAACAGCAGAAAAGATTGTTGTTGAGGTAACTGAAGCTATAAAAGGATGGCGAGAATTGGCAACACGATTGGGGATTTCCAAGAGAGAGATGGATATGTTTGCCGGAGTGTTGGATGAGCGATGTAAGATGGAGTAGTTTCAGTTAGATGAGTTTATAATTGTAATAATGATTTTGCATAACAATAATTTAACATTGTAAAAAGATTAAAAAAATGAAACATATATCTGTTCGAGTACCTTGGCACGACAATGGTTGGAATTCGCATGTATGTGCAAATCCTCGTTGTAATACATTCTGTAAACAACTACCTAATATTGTCAACTCAAAAGTAGATTGTGAGCAGTTGTCGTGTGGAATCGACTGGTCTAAATTAACTACAAAAGAACGTCCTGCTTGTGCTGGAGAGAATGGGGGATTCATGAATTACAAGGCTTATGAGCGTGAATTTATTCACATATATGCTTGGAATTCAGACAATCCACATTCTAAGTTATTACCTACAAAAGTAATGATACCAGCTTATTCAGCTCTTGGAATACCATTCCGTTACTTGAATATGGATGCACAGAAAGACCTTAGCAAGGAGCATCCTGAATTTCGCCCTGCCGAAAGTGCACCTTTCGGTTCGGCTTGGGTTTATAATCCTGAGCGATTGTATGATGTGCTTAAATGGTTCAGCTCAGAGATAACCGAGGAATCGATATGCGTCTTTTATTGTAAGAAAGGCAATCCGATTGACGATGAAGGTTTACGAATGATTGTGGGAATGGGGGATATAGTAAAAAATTGTGGTGTTCAAGACTACGAAACAACTGCCGATTATACATATCCCTTATGGGAGATAATGTTCTCTCATTCCATTCGCCCAGACCTGAAAGAATCTCGCGGCTTCATTCTCCCCTATAAAGAATATCTGGAGTTGGATGAGAATATATTCCAAGGGAAGGGTCTGTCAAAGATACAGGCTCTTGATGAGATCAAATTATCGCTGGATAAATTTGACAGTAGCGGAAAGATATTTGATGAACTATCATATGGTTGTGATTTTATAAGCAATCATTCAATGCTATTGATTCTTGAAGCTGCTCGGCGTTCGTTGGAGGCAGTAATTCGACATGGCTTGGCTGGCTCAATCGAGGGATGGCAATGTCAACTCAGGTGGATTGATGCCCGTATTGAGCATATCAAGAAACAAATCACTCCCTTCCCTTCATTCGCTTCAGCACTTAAAGCGCTGGGAATAGATTATGGCAATCTGATTGAAAGCGACCTGCGAAAAAAAGGATGTGGACCGAAAGACAATCCCTGGGGGCATTTTGAAAAGTTGCTAAATAAGGAAATCAAAGTTGATAGTGCTGTTTACAACTCGTCTCTTCCTACGTATCGAATAAGTTGGGAGGGCCAAACAAGTAATGTACGTGAGCGTCTTATCACTTTATCCAGATTTGAACTTGAATCCGATGTTATTGAGCATTTTATAGATGATGTAGAGTCTGATATACTAAGCAATCCATACCTCATCAGCGAATGGTGCGCTCGGAATTTTATAGAGAAAGTTTCAACGCGTACAATTGATCTTGGAGCCTTCCCCGACCCAACAATTCAGGGTGATAATGTTCCAGTGCCTCCGTTCGCAGCGGAGTCCATTTTGGATACTCGACGCCTTAGATCATTAGTCGTTGAAAGGCTTTATTCCGTTCTAACAGATGGTGATACCCTTGTGTCAATAAAAGAGATGGAGGACTATCTGCGCGACATAATGACGGAAGAAGACAAAGCTCGCCTCCCGAAAAACATACTTCTCACACATCGCCAGTTTTTTGAAGTATCCTTCGATTATGTTCCTGATGAGAACCCTACTGCTATCCAACTCAAGGAATATTATCAAATGGAGGAGTTTCTTCGGAAAGTGCTACGAGAAAGAGCAAAGAGAGATGTTAAGAAGCCTACCGGTGAGGACTGGCTATCCCTCGCTATGTCAGACAAGAATTATGATCCTACAAACGAGCGCAGTCAACAGGCTACTGAGCAGCAGGCCAAAGCTCTTGAAATGATGGACAAAAAGCGCCTTTCAGTTCTCACGGGAGGCGCAGGTACCGGTAAGACTACCGTAGTGAGATCCTTTCTCTGTTCTGACAAGATAAAAGCAGAAGGCGTTCTGCTGCTGGCTCCCACTGGAAAGGCGAGAGTAAGGCTCAGTAATATGGCCGAAAATGTGAGTTCAAAAACCGTAGCTCAGTTTCTTGCCAGTCTCGGCGCCTTCGATTTTGAAAACATGAAACCGCGTCTAACTGAAGACTCGCGCAAATACTCACGTGCTAAGAATATAATCATTGATGAATGTTCGATGCTAACTACCGACACGTTTCATGCGCTTATTATGTCGCTTGACCTGAAGTTCATAAACCGAATAATACTTATCGGAGACCCCTATCAGCTACCTCCGATAGGTCCGGGCAGGGCTTTCTCGGATTTATGCCATTATCTTAATTGTGATGACGCGGACGCCAATCTGAAATCTGCCATTACCTATCTCCGCACCGTTGTGCGCACAATAGCCAGTGGAGATTCAGATGTCTTGACTTTGGCCTCTTGGTTCAGTGGAAACAAACCGGAGAAATTTGCCGATGAAATATTTTGGAAAATCGAAAGCAAGAATCTCAAAGGCGATCTTTCAGTTTATTACTGGAACGATGAAAAGGATCTGCCTCAAATCCTTAGGGATGCAATTTGCAAGGAACTCGCTTGTTCCGATGTCGAACTGCCAGAATCCTTGAAGCAAAAAATAGGTATTGACGACTTAAAATCGCTTGAGTCAGATCCGGCAGCGCTCGAAAATCTTCAGATTCTTGCTCCAGTAATAAATCCCGCATGGGGTACATATCAACTGAATTCCTATCTTCAGTCATGGGTTGGAAATAATATCAATCGCAAAGGGGATTATCAGGAAATCGGAACCCAGAAGATATATAAGAATGATAAAGTCATTCAACTTCAAAATATATTACGAGAATCCTATCCATCAAAAGAAAAATATCCTCTCTCCAATGGCCAGATAGGCTTTGTTAAGTCTATAAATAAAGGACATATCAATGTTATGTATGTTGGCATACCTCATGAAACCTTCGGCTTCAGGGGAGATAAAGGGGAAGACCAGGATGCTGCTATTGAGCTTGCATACGCTATTACAATCCATAAAAGTCAGGGCAGCGATTTTGATACGGTTTTTGTGGTATTGCCCAAAACCGGCCGCATTTTAAGTCGTGAGTTGATATATACAGCTCTTACCAGAGCAAAGAAGCGTGTAGTCCTGCTTGTTCAAGATTCTATTGGTTGGTTGAGAGAATTTACTAAACCACAAGCCTCAGTGCTCGCGCGACGAAATACCAATCTATTTGACTATTCCGTTCGAGCCGAACGTCTTAATATTCCTTATGTTGAGGGCCTGATTCATGGAACAGCCAAGAAAGGTCTGTTTGTGCGTAGCAAGTCAGAAGTTGTAATTGTAAACCAATTGGTAAATGCTGGGGTGGAATTTGAGTACGAGCAACTACTGGAAGAAAATGGCCACCGATGCATTCCCGACTTTTCCTTTGAAACCCCATGGGGTGATAGAATCATCTGGGAACATCTGGGAATGCTTGTCGTTCCGGACAGTCTGATTTATACAAACCAATCCGTTCAAAAGTAGATAATTCCCTCCGTTCTATCGACCTGATGCATTTCGTATGGAACATCGGGGAAAGATTGGACATTTCTCTTATAGACAGAGCAACCTTCATACATACGATATTCCCACATGAACTAAAAGATGCTTCGATTAAATATCTGGCTAAAAATCTCCGGACATGCGGAGTTTGCAAAATAGCCCTTGATATTCCTAAAACCGGAGATTATCATTTCAAAATTACGAAATTTTGTACTGTTTAAATTTTGCAAATAAGACAAAAAATATCTCAAATACGACAAAATACGCGCTTTTAATATTTTAACATATAAACAGCTACATAGTCGCTTCCGTAAATACGACAGATACGTCCGAATAGGTTGTATTCGTTCGCAGTTCGACCGGTAGTTCCATGAGTTGCGACACTTTCAGTGCAATCGCTCGGCTCATATAAATATCATCGTGCTTACCCTCGACAGCCCCATAGCTACCGTCGGGCTTTAACTCATACCACTCGATTTCATCCAACGCCCGCTTGTCGCGTTCGATATAAAGGATTTCGCGCAGGCGTTTGGTCATCTGCGTAACAAGGTCTGTTTTACTGGCAGCGTTCGTGTGGAACCCGTAACGCTTCGGTCGTCCCTCGCGGATCTGTACGGGGTCTGTCCGCGAGAACAGATTATCATAGTGTTCTTTTATCGTGTCGAGAATCGTCAGCGTATGGTCTCCCTCCTGTCCTTTGGGGTCGAGGCTGTTCGCTTCGACGGCCAGCAGTGCATGACAGAACCACTCGGCGACCTGCACGGCCCGCCACACCGTCAAATCTTGGTCGAGGTGAAAACGATAGGTGGCGATACACTCCTCCACACCGCCGTCGATCATCGCCGCGCGGTCGATTACCGAAATCACGCTGTAATCGGCATTGGGGTTACGGCCGCCGATGTCGAGTGCCACCACATAACGATCGGCGATGCGGCGTGAGGTGTCGGGTAATTTCCATACGTAGAAATCACCTGTCGGCGTGGGCACGAAACGAATGTTTTGCAGCACTTCGGGGCCACACGTCGCATCGGCCACCAGCTCGCCGACATAGAGCGGCTCGCGGGTATATGGCCGGAGTTGCCGAACGTAGAGCGGATCGTGCGCGGGGCGCCCGGTGGTCTGGAACGCTTCTTCGGCTGTTGAGGGAAACTCGCTGCACATCTGCCAATCGGTCGAATACTCGCGTCGCTTCTCCCTGTACCAATTCAATCCTTCCAGCGTTGCGCCGGCATGGAATCGCGCCAGCTCGTCGCGTGTCATGGAGTGCACGAACTCCGTCTTTTGCCGCTCGCTGACGAACGGCTTATAATATATGTCTATCTCGTACCATGCCACGAATAACGGCGTATAGGCCGATCGTCCGTCCACCGCCTCGCACCATGTATCGTGGAAAAAGTTGCCGATTCCTTTGGCCGTCGATTCCAGCACGACGACCGTGAACGGCTCGCGCGGCACGGAGCCGAGAATCGTCTGTATCACATCTTCCGGTTTGCGTTCCTTCGTTTTTTTCCACAAACCGACTTCTGACAAATGAGCCATCTTCATATCACCCGAACGGAGGCTGTCAGGCTTCTGCATGGAGCCGATCGAGACGACACAATCCCGATCGACGAGCATTTTATTTTTACTCGAACCTTCGAAATTACAGAATTGAACGGAACATATTTCGACCGGATGCCGCCGGGCCATGCGCGAATACATCGCACGGATCGTTCGCGCCTGATCCTCCACGTCGGCCACGATCACGCTGTTCCATCCCGAACGATGGAACAGTTGTATCCATGCCATGAACATCTGCACGACCGTACTGCCGCCCCATTGCCGGGCTTTGAGCAGCACGATACGCACGGGCTTTCCCGCGAATAGGTCACAAAGAAGGATGCGTACCAATTTGAGTTGCGCCCATCGCAGCTTGAACGGCACAAGGCGGCCCGACGTTTTGTCGAAGATTTTGACGCACGAAATACACCAAAACTCGAAATCATATACAGCGCGGAGCCTATGAACGGCCCTGCACATTGCCCCGGGGTCGATGCCTTCTGCGACGGCATAACGTTCGACCCCGCCGGCAGCAATAATAGCGGCGACGGTCGGTGTTATCGCCATATAGACAGGGATAAGAACATAGCTGTCAGACGTAAAATAAAGCCGGACACGCTCGATGGGTGACCCTTCGCCGGTGAGAGGATTGTACGAAGCAAAAAGTCGCTTTACCCGAATTTCATTCTGAGCCAGTATTGCCCGGACATCAGATGCGCCCGTTGATGATACGCCGGACATAATTCGGACTTAACCCGATCACGGGGTCTTTGCATATCATATCCACGAAATAAGTCTTGGACAGATATTTCAGCCGTTCGGGATTCTCGGCCCGTTCACGTGCGAGCATCTCTTCGTAACGGCGGCGTATTTCGTTGTGTCTCTTCAAAATCTTTTCGGGAACCTCGTCCCGCACCCGTTTTCCTTTGCTCATAGTGATATGTTTTCTGCGTTCACCGCAATAATAGCGATAATTATAACTTCTTGAAAACTAACAAACAACATACTTTTACAACAGAATATATCACGCACAAAATCAATCGGTAAAAATGCAGGAAGAAAACACCGTTCAAGAACAGGAACAAACGCCGCGCGTCTCGCGTGTGCGCGAATACATGACGGCCAAATTCCCCGACAGGGAATTCGGCGACGACAGCGAGCTGGAACAGGCACTTTACGATTATCTCACGCAAAGCGACAAAAAGATCGCAGGCCACGAAGCGGCCAACAAGACGATCATGGAGGTCGTACAAGCCTATCCCGAATTTGCACAAATCATCGAGGACGTGGCCAACGGAATCCCCGTACAGGTCGCTATCGCCCGGCAGTTCGATCCATCGGAGTTGGCCGTGCCGGAGGGAGAGCCGGACTACGAAGCCTACAAACAAGCCGCCGAGGAACGCACCAAACGTCTCGCGGACATGAAAGCCCGTGTCGAAACCCGCGAAAAGAATATGGCCCGAAGCAAAACGGACGTCGATGCGTTCTTCGCCGAACAAGGGCTGAGCGAGGAAGAGCAGCAGCAATTCGTCGCATGGGTAGACAACGAAATCCTCGCCAACCTGCTCGACGGCAAGGTGAACAAAGAAATCCTTACGAAACTCTATCAAGGATGGGTGTACGATACGGCTGTCGCCGAGGCCCGCGAGACAGGTAAGGTCGAAGGACGCAACGAACAAATCGAGACCCGCCGTGTACGAACGCAAAAGACCGACGGACTGCCGGCAGACGGCGGCGGCGTTGAGGCAACATCTGCCGTCAAAACGGACAAAGATATAATCGACGAGGTGATAACTCGCCGCAACAAACGAAGATTCTAATCAATTACCGACAATATGAAAAACAACAAATTTCTCTACGGCCTGTTCGCCGTCTGCGCATGTGCCGTAAGTGCGTATCTGTTTCATGAACTCCTCGCATGGTTCGCGCCGGACGATCTGGGCGGGGTTCTCGTGGCTGCCGGCAGCGCAGCGGCGACCGCCGATCAGACGATGCGGGGCACGGTTCTGACCACCAAGACGCCGAAAAAAGACGGGACGATCGAGGAACAAGACATCAACCGCCCGACGATTTCCAAGAAGATCACAAAGATCAACCCGTCGCTGTTTCCGATGGATACAATCCTGCGGGAAATCGAGACCGTCCCGTGCAAATCAGTCGAATATCAGTATTACAGCGTGCGCGGACGCGGTGTGCAAAGTAAGATCAAAACGGCCTACGCCGTCTCCGGCGAAGCGAGCGGAGCGAAACAAATCACCGTAACGAACGCGCACATCTTCTCGGTGGACGGCAACGTGCTGTTTCCGACCTTCGAGGTCGATAACGACACGAAGGTCGCCTCTCCCGTCGCATCGGGCGGCATCTCGCTCAATCCGCTCATCTGCCACATCGTCGCCACAGACGCTATCAGCCAAGACAAAATCACGATTTTCCCGCTCAACGCGGCAACGCTGCCCGCGCTGCCGGCCGATACGCCGCTCTATCGTCTCGGCGTCGCCAAGCACGAAAACGCGGGTATGTCCGAAGACCCCAGCCAGATGCCGTACAGCGACAGCAACTACTGCCAAATCCACATGACGACCGTATCGGAAGGTCTCTACCAGAAACTCACCGAGAAAGACGTACAGTTCGGGCTGCTCGACATGAAGGAACAGGCGCTTCTGGATTTCCGCATGACCAACGAGGCCGATGCGCTGTTCGGAGTGAAGCAGCAGATCGTCGATCCCATCTCCCGAAAGGTGAAATACATGAGCGACGGGATGCTCCGCAAGATCGACAAACGCCTCGACATGGGGACCGAGAGCAAGATCACCAACGACCTTATCTACGGCTGGGCCTCGGACATCTTCTGCGGCAACAACGGCAGCGAACGCCGCGTCATGTTCTACGGCAAAGACTTCGGCCGCCAGATCGCGGGGGCCTCTACCGTCGTCAAACAGCTCGAAGCCGGTAATACCGAGGTCGTGTTCGGTATCACATTCCACCGTATCGCCACGCCCGATGGAGAGCTGCTGATGAAGCCCCACGACCTGCTGAACGAATACGGATACAGCAAGGCCGCAATCGTGATCGATCCTGCGAATATCTATCGTGCCGAGCGCAAACCGCTGGAAGCGACGGAACTCGAACGCGATAAGGTCGGACTTTCCCGCTCGACGGACGTGCGAATCGACGAAAGCCATACGCTCGCAGTTCTCAACCCCGACACCCATGCGGTTATCACGGTAAAATAAACACACCATAGCAGAGGTACGACCTCTGCTGCCTAAACAGACCTACGACATGGCTACATTCTATGTACTCAACAACAAGAAATACCGCACATCCGTCCGCCTTCGGGACGGACGGCTGGAAGCGATACGTTTCGAGCCGGAGGTTTACTTCGGCGGTATCGGCCAAAGCACCTATACCACCTCCGATCCGGAGGTTATCGAAGCTCTCAAAAAACATTATGCCTACGGAACTACTTTCTGGGAAAAGGAACCGACCGCAGAGGCCGACACTTCGGCACCGAACGACATACCCGTCGATTTGGAAGCGCTACTGCCCGACCCTGACAACGCGATTCGGGAGGAAACCGTAACGTCGGTGGCATCCGCCCGGGCATGGCTGCAAGCCAATCTCGATTACGTCATTCCGGCAGGCATGAAGAAGGACGACATCAAAATCGAAGCGGCGAAACGAAACGTACTGTTCATCCAATGGTAGGAATGCGCAAATACATCATCACAAAGGCACTGCGGTGCATCGACGAGGTTTACCCCGACGATAACGATGCCAACGGGCCGCACTTTCCGTTGGAGGAGTTCATCGACGAAGCGGGCAGGCGGGTGTTGCTGGCTGCTCCGTTGCACGTAATCCCGAATCGGGCTGCTCTTACGGAGTGCGTGTTGAGGCCGCACACCGACGGAAGCGGCGAAATCGACCTGCCGGACGATTTTCTCAAACTCGCACGCTTGCGTATGGAGGGCTGGCAGCGTCCGGTGCTGGCGGCGATTCCGGAAGAACATCCCGCCGCCCGACGTCAGTATCACCCCGTAACGCGGGGCGGTACGGCAAAACCCGTCGTACTGCTTACACACGGTGGGACACGGCTCCGGTATTTCAGCGTAACAGAGGCACAGCACCGCATCGCCGAAGGTGAATACATCGCTTACACGAGCCTCGACGACACCTACCCCGAACGGCTCGCAGAGACTACGGCATGGATGCTCGGAGCATTGGTATTAGGCGTGGCCAACGATGCAAACGGAGCGAAAACGGCCGAGGCACGCGCAATGGAAATACTCTCTGCATTATGAAATTCGACGTGAAGATAGACTGCATGGCGCTGTTCAACGAGTGCATGGATCAAACGCTCATCGACTACCGCAACCGCACGACAGAAACCGGACAATCCATCGCGGCGACGCATACGCTCGACCGGTCGCTGCTCGATACGTTCTACGTCAATCTTCACAGCGTGTCCAAGGCCCTCCGTACAGCCCTCCGAAAACAGGTCTGCGAGGTGCTGTTCATCCCCGACCTGTTGCAATATCGGATGTACCTCGACCCCGGCATACCACCGGAGAGTATCGCAGTTGAGGTAAAAGACGCGCTGAAATACGGGATGCTCTGCTGGTGGTACGGCGGGCGGGACATTCCGCTGTTCCAACTTTACCGCTCCTTATACGAAACCACAGTAGAAAGGCTGCGCGACCAGATACGCAGTACCCATACCGAAAGACCTTACCGCATATTATGATTACGCGCGAAAACAAACTCTTCCGGCTGTCATGGCTCAAATCCAACCTTTTCCGTGCTACGAGTACGGAGACGGCCTACAACGCCCGCATGTTAGAAAACGAGACAGGGCAAGATATGTTCGACCGATACGCCATGACGATCGACGAGCGCCCCTTCTTCGACGAGCACATCGCGCAAGCGTTGCTCGCCCTGTTGCATCATTTCCGACGCATTGTACCGGACTGCCAGCCGATAACGACCGAGGGCGACGCATGCGGCCTTACGTTCGCAGCCCGCGTAAGCCGCGACGAAGATGAATTTTACAGCCACGCAGAGCTGCAAGGCGTCGAACGGAGCGCCACCGAAATATTGCGCTACTATATACTCGCCGAATGGTATTTGTCGATTCGCGCCAATGATCTGTGGACTGCCTATACACAAAAACTCACCGCAGCCGTCGCCACGCTGTCGTCCTACCTGTTCCGGTTTTACCGTCCCGTATTACGACGCGCCCATCGGGTATCTCCGTGCCCCGAAGAATATTCGCAGCACGGAGAAATACAAATCATCGACGCAGGCCTGGTTTAACAAGTCAATATCAATGCAATGGAATTAAATACTATTCACCTAACGGATGCTTTGAACGGCCTGAAATCGCTTCCCGATGAATCGGTGGACTGCATCGTTACGTCGCCTCCCTATTGGCAGATGCGAGACTACGGCATCGGCGGAATCGAGTGGCCGGACGGTTGGTTCGGACAGTTGGGTTTGGAACCTACACGCGATAGTTACATAGCGCATTTGTGCCACATCTTCGACGAGTGCCGTCGAGTATTGAAATCCTCCGGTTCATTGTGGGTAAATTTGGGAGACACATACAGCAATCCGCCTAAATACAACCGACCGCAAAAGATCGAATGGCACGAACATTCAAAAAACAATTCATGCCTAAATAATCAACAGGTCGATACAGCACGCCTTCGTATCCTCCGTAAATCATTGTGCAATATTCCGAATAAGTTTGCCGATGAAATGATCTTCCGCGAGTGGATTCTGCGCAATGAAATCATTTGGCATAAACCGGCCTGCATACCGTCAAGCGTCCACGACCGCTTTACGGTAGATTTTGAAAAGATATTTTTCTTTACCAAAAACTGCCGTTATTACTTTCAACAGCAATTCGAACCTTATGCCCCTGCAACGTTCATCCGTTATCAGAGGCCCCATAATCTGAGTGGAAAAGGAATAGAATACCGGAGAATCAGCGGACGGCCCAAAGGAAAAATCGACATAAATCCTCACGGACGGAATATGCGATGTGTATGGCGCATCCCGTATGAACCGAGTAAAGAGGCGCATTATGCCATGTATCCAATGCGATTGGTCGAAATTCCAATTAAAGCCGGATGTCCCGAAAGCGGAATCGTCCTCGACCCTTTCATGGGTAGCGGCACGACGGCCGTCGTAGCACGACGATTAGGAAGAAAATACATCGGATTCGAGCTGAATCCCGACTACATCGACATTTGCCGGAAACGGCTGAAACAAGGCAATTTATTTTCATAAAACCACATCAAATGGAAAATCACGAAATATTGCGATACATCGTCGATCTGACCGGTATAGAAAGCCGTGCATTTCATCGGGCGCTCCTGCTCGAAGCAGTCGTTTGGTGTGCGATGATCGGCGCCGTGATAATCGACTTTACGACCGGTATCCGTAAAGCAAAAGTATTGAAAATACCCAGAGACAGTCATGGTTTCAGACGTTCGTTCTCGAAATTCGGCGACTACGGGAAAGTAACGGGAATGCTCATGTTATTCGACCTGCTGGCTATTCTGTTCGGCATCTATTCGCTTCCGTATGCCTCCGGCGTGGCGGCCGTGGGTGTCGTCTATACCGAGTATCGTTCCGTCCGCGAAAATCTCAAAGCGATAAAATCCTCGGCGGTGGAGATGACAACTATCGTAGAGTTGTTGGCCAAAGCCAAAGACCCTAAAAAGATAACCGAACTATTGCTCCAATACAATGAGGTGAAAAATAACGCCAGCCGGCAACAACCTAAAAATAACGATACGAAATGAAAATCTTGATCGACAACGGGCATGGCCGCGCCACGGCCGGAAAACGCTCTCCCGTATGGCCCGACGGGAAACAACTCTTCGAATACGAATTTAACAGGGACATCGCCCGACGAATGCATGAGGCGCTGACCGCACGCGGGACCGACAGCGTGCCGGTCGTTCCCGAAATCGACGATATTCCGCTGGCGGAACGCACCCGCCGTGTGAACGAGATCGCCGCACAGGTCGGCCCGGAAAATTGTCTGCTCGTCTCGATTCATGTCAACGCCGGAGGCGGCACGGGATGGGAAGCGTGGACATCCGTCGGAGAAACGGAAGCGGATAACTATGCGACGATCTTTTACGAAGAAGCCGCCCGTGCATTTCCCGAACAGAGGATGCGTATGGACACGACGGACGGCGACCCGGACAAAGAGGCGCATTTTTATCTGCTCCGACATACGACCTGCCCGGCCATTATCACCGAGAATTTCTTTATGGACACGGAGGCCGATTGCCGGCTGATTCTCTCGGAGGAGGGCCGCAAACGTGTAGCCGACATGCACGTTTCGGCGCTGCTTCGCTGTATCGAATATCACCGAAACAAATAACCTGTCGCTATGAAAATCTATTACGATTCCAAACTCGCAAAGAGCCTGTTGTTCGGCTCGTTCAAAACCTGCATGTTCTTCGGCGTCGTGCTGACCGAGTACACCGCATTGTCTGAAAAAGTGAAACGGCATGAGGGGATTCATGTCCGGCAATATTGGGAATGTCTCGCCGCCAGCGTCGTATTGTGGTTTCTCCTCCATGTAGGAGCCGCGTTGCTGGGCGGCCATGTATCCGCATGGTGGCTGTTGTTCGTGCCGACGACCTTCTACCTGTTGTATGGGGTCGAATGGCTGATTTCTTACGTCTATCACATTCTCCAAGGCGATGCACGCGACCGATGGAACGACGCAGCCTACCACGCTTCCGCCTTTGAGATGGAGGCATACGCGCACGAAGCCGAGGCCAACTACCTGTCCTCGCGCCGTTGGTTCGCGTTCGTCAAATATTACGGAAAACTCTGATGCATCATGAAACGCGCCTTACTCATAGCCTCCGTTCTGTCGCTCTGCATGGTAAGTTGTTCACCCAGCAGGGTATTGGTGCAAAGCCGCCAGACCGATAGCGTGCGGATAGACGAGAAAATCCGGATTCGAACGCAAATAAAATATGTTCCGGTCATCGTACATATTCCCGATCAGCAAACGAGCGTAATAGCCGAGCCATCCGACACATCGCACCTCGAAACGAAATATGCCGCCTCCGATGCCTTCATACGTCCCGACGGGAAATTATATCACGACTTACGGAATAAGCCGCAAGAGAAGTCCGAAATCGTCCCCGTCGAGATTACGGACACAACGGCGACGAGTACGATCGTCCGGCAGGAACAAGAGCGGATCGAGGTACCCGTACCGATGCCCCTCACATGGTGGCAGCGGTTCTGGAATATATCGGGAAAAATCGCATGGGGACTGCTGGCCGGAGCGATTATCGGTATCATCGTGCGACGAAGATTATAGTTATGGAGAGTTGCCGTGCCCATACGATCATTGCAGGAACGAGCTTCGCCATGCTGATTACCGCGTTGAGGGACGACGTGGAATTACCGGAGGAATTGCCCGACACGATTCCCTCCGCGTGGCTCGACAACCTCGACCGTTACCGCATCGTGCTGTTGTTATCGACCTCCAAACACGGCCCGAAGGCGATTGCCGGAACCGCTGCGGAATACGAACTGAAAATCGAGCGACGCGACAGCGCTCGCTACTTCGTAAATATTCCGGCCTCGGCGACCGAGGAAATGGAGGAAGGCGAAATTGTCCTTACCGTCGAATTGCAGGATACGCAGACCGATACGGTAATGAAAGCCGAACGGCGCACGGTTCCACTTGTCAAAGCAAGACTATGAAACTACTCTGCATATTGCAACAAGGCGATTTGTCCGTAACCGACGGCTCGGTTCTTTCTCACCGACTTTATTTCGACTTCGCAAACCGCATAGGCATCGACGGAAAAGACGGTGAAGATGGAACAGACGGAACGGACGGATTGACGCCGGAAATCGGCAAGGATGGAAATTGGTGGATCGGAGACCGAAATACCGGAGTACCGGCCGTCGCATTCCGCAGTTACGCATCGCTGGCCGCCTTCCCGAAACAGGGGAATAACGACATGCTCTATCTGGATGAAACAACGAACCGGTTTTATCGCTGGGACGCGCCGGCACAAAACTATCGCACGGTCAGCCCCGACTACAACGACATCAAAATAATCGACGGCGGAAACGCACAATTCTAAACTACATGGCCACGATAACGGTAAAAAGCAAAATCATCGTCCGCAACGATACCGACGCGAATTGGGTATCGGCAAATCCCGTGCTGCTGAAAGGCGAAGCCGGATATTGTACAGACAAACTCTGCCTCAAATTCGGCGATGGCTCGACGAAATGGAACGACCTCCCCAAATTCGGCGGACAATCCGTTATCATTCAGAGCACGGCGCCTTCGGATGGAAGCCAACATACCTACGAGGAGGGGACATTTTGGATCGACCTTTCTGCATCCTCTCCCGAAATCTACATATTGATCCAACGGGAGAGCGACAACCGCGAGTGGCTCCAACTCATCACGGCCGAGGCACTCGCAGCAAAAGGGGCGATGCTGGCAAAGGATTTTGCAAAGGAAAGCGAAGCCGGTGCCAAGACCGGATATGTCGATAAGGCACTCTCAGCCGACAAGCTCAAAACGGCCCGAGCTGTTACATTGGCAGGAGCCATCACGGGAAACACGACCTTCGACGGTAGTAAGGACATATCTATCGAAACATCGCTGAAACCACTCGAAGAACAGGACATCCCTGAGCTGTCTTTATCTAAAATCAAAGACGCAGGAACGGCGGCCGCGTGCAACACGGGCACCGAAGCAGGACAAATACCCGTAATCGGGGAGGGCGGAAAGCTCAACGAGGCACTGATCCCTCAGCAAACACTTACGACCGACAATGTGAACGAGGGCAAAAAAAATCTTTACTATACGAATGAGCGAGTAACCAATTACTTGCAAGACACCGCAAACACCTTTGTAATGGATGGAGGAAACGCATGATGAATGAACTGATAACCATACACACCCGATTTCAACACAGGCGGGCGACAGCGGCTCGCTGGGCAGAAGTCAATCCCATATTACGAGAAGGAGAACTCGGCATAGAACTCGATACACGGCGTATGAAATTTGGCGACGGCGTAACGAGGTGGAACAGTCTGGAATATTGCTCGAAAGAGATTCTTCCGGCATCGGCCACAGAGCTGGGCGGGATAAAAGCCGAGGGGAAAACTAACGGATATAGCGTCGAAGTACGCATAGACCCCAACACACACAAATTATACGTGCCAGACTATCCCCAAATTCCAAAACTCGGAGCCGTAGCAACCAGCAACGACTACAACGACCTCAATAACAAACCCGATATTCCGGCCCAATATTCGCTGCCCGCAGCATCGGAAACCGCACTCGGAGGCATAAAGGCCGCAAGCAAAACCGTAGAATATACCGTTGAGGTAAAGAAAGACCCTGCTACGCACAAACTCTATGTCCCGGCATCGACGGTATCGGGAGAATCGCCCGATAACGGAATATTGCCCGGACTGATCGTGAAAATAAGTTACAAACGACAGGATAAAAGCACACATTTTACGAACGAGACAGCGGCAATAATGAACGGCGACATTTATTTCCGTCCGTTATGCAGTCTCGAACATTTCAATCGAATCTTACCCAACTTATATATCGGGCTGGCAAGGTGTAATTCCCGTTCACATAAAATAATCATGCAAAAGCCCACAAAAAAACAAATAGGTTGGCATATCGTGGGAAACCCGTCCTATAAACTTTCTTCACAAGAACGGTATCCGCAGAAAACCGTATTTACCGAAAAATTCAATGACCACCCACGTTGGACATGGAACGACACAGTACCAGTGGCTGTCGCCGACTTAATTTCGGAATATCACGGAGAATGGATCAAGTTTCCGTATGATCTGGAAACGATTGCCAGACGTTTTATTTATATGTATCAAATACAATATCAGACGCCAAAAATATATACGGTTCTTCCGATCGACACGCTACAAGGGACACAAGTTAAAGACGGTTTCCTTAAAATAAGTACCATTCGTCGCAGAGTATCATTGGATATGTCTCGAACTACGGCAAGCGATTTTTACGCCTCGGTAAACCTCGGATTGTGTTTTTGTCGGTCCGAGACCGAGCCGCCGCATTTACAACGAACATTATTAGGACCAATTCTGCCTCAACGAGTGATAATCGTCCGTAAATACGGTCTCAACAAAGTTTACTATTTGATGAAAAGCCCTGAAAGAAGAAGTCGCATCACAAAATAGGTCTCCAAGAGGGAGCGCAAATGTATCGGTTAAGACTGGATGCTGAGCCATCTGTCATTGGTAAAAACTGGAACCCCGAAAGGCGGTACTGTCATTGGTTAGAACTGTTTGCTACACCCTCTTGGTTTTTATTTATTTTTGAGATCACTCCGATTCTACTCATCTAAAAAAATTCTTGCCCGCAATATTTGGTATTTTGGCATTTTTGCCTTACTTTTGTTCCCGCTTCCCGATTATGGGGTATAAGCAGGCCCGGAGAGGTGGGTGAGTGGCTTATACCACCGGTTTGCTAAACCGGCGTGCGGGGTAACTCGCACCACGAGTTCGAATCTCGTCCTCTCCGCAAAATGAAAACCACCGATTTTTTTGGTGGTTTTTTCATATCCAAAAGGTTTTCTAATAGTTTTCCAAAAATAATTTCATCCCGATATTTTCTATATAGATACATAATTTTCTCTATCATATTATTTGCATAATATAAATTTATAACTTACTTTTGCAGTGTAAGATACAAACACGAGAACAGACACAAAAAATCGCAAGAATTATTTGTAGAAAATTTTTCAGTTCTCCGGTTTGCTAAACTGACGTACGGGATTACTGTACCGGGGGTTCGAATCCCTGTCTCTCCGCTGAACGTGCTGGACAGAAATGGTCAGCAAACGGACAAAAAGCTACAAATCAATGATTTGTGGCTTTTTTTATTGCCCGAAAGTCCTGCTTCCAAGACTTCAAAAGTACGGTAAAAGACAAAGTTTCGTTACTAAATCGTTACCTATTCCCCGCCGGACAAAAACGGTAACGATTTGTCCATAAATGACCTGATAATGACTTGATTAGTCCATAGTCTGCATAACTCGAAAACGAGAGGTAAAAATTAATTTTGCAACTAAAAAAAGTGAGTTATGAAATCGACATTCAAGGTTCTTTTTTATTTGAA